AACTAAGCAATATATTAGATAACGCAAAAACAATGTTGGACAAGCGTGGATATACTGCACTGGAAGATCATCCTTTTGAACGTGAGGAAGTTGGCGGCATACATCTCAACAATGCTGAATATGGTTTGGTTTTAATACAACCAACACAAAAACTTGTAGAAGCAAGAGCATGGCTAGAAGGTAAAGACTATTACAAAAATTGGACTGATAAGTACAAAGAGGATGTCCAAGAACGATGAGTGAATTATACGGAAGAATAGATCTTAGTAAAACCAATTATAATGTTACACTTGAATATAAAGTACTTCAACATCCAGATGTAGAACGTATTTCAAGCATCTATAGAACTTACTGTCTATACAAACAGTTTGACAGTGTATACCCATTGTTTCCCAGCGAATGGGACAAACCACATGTGGATTTAATAGGCTATTGGCACAATCACCAATTGATAGCATTTAGCATGTATCACAAGTACGACAACAAAAATGTACACGCAGATCAGTTTGCTTGGGATTATAAAAATCCTGCATTAAAGATAGGATATAAAAGTTTACGCACAGAGTGCGCACTGTACAAAGCCTGGGGATATGATTACATCTATATAGGCGAACACTATGAATACAAAAGCGAAATACAAGGATACGAAATATTAGGACCTATGACATGATTACAGTATACACAAAAGACTTCTGCCCGTTTTGTGTGCAAGCAAAAAAGCAGCTCACAGACATGGGATTTGAATATGAAGAAGTTAATATCGAAACAGATGGTGAAACACGCCGTTGGTTAGTTGAACAAGGACATCGCACAATGCCACAGATTTATCACAATGGCAAAGTGCTAGTAGAAGGTGGCGCACAAGAACTTGCTAAACTAAGCAAAGATGAAATTAACACTGCTATGGGCAACTTTGACTTTGATGTAAGCATGAAGTTATAATAGCAGTTAATGGATAGAATAAATACAGTATGGCATTAGTAGTAAGGGTAGGCGACATCAACAGTGCAGGAGGATCAGCAGTTGCTGGCCATCCTAACATCTTGGTAAACTATAGACCAGCAGCGGTACAAGGCAGTCCTGTAACTCCACATCCGTGTTGTGGCCAACCTGGCTGTGGTATACACTGTGCTGCAAATGCAGCATTTCCTGGCAAATTCACTGTTCTCTTGAATGGAATACCCACACTAAGAACAGGAGATACTGACACATGTGGTCACACCAGGGCCACTGGCAGCTTTGACGTGGTGGTATTATAATGACAATTCAAGGTATAAGTTTTGCAGGAATAAATGCACTTGGTACTCTCATGAATGGCACAGGATTTGGTGACTATGGTACTACAATAGGCGGCAGACTAAGCAGTAACAGTCTTTTTGCAAAGATACTAGAAATGCACAGTAGCGTAGCAAGTAACACTGTTTCAGTGGATGATGTTAGTTTTGACGATACAACAGATATCAGTCCTAGTGTGATTTTTACACTGCGAGAATTAGGAAACAATAGAGAATTTGGAAGCGGTGCATTTACTGCAGTGGTACCAGGACCTTACACTGGCACCTTGGGAATTGGGTTCTTACATGATGCAGTGAAAGCACACACCAGTGTATTGTTCGGCGGAAGTTCATTATATATGGCACAAGCCATTCAAAACACAACAGGTGCTGTTGAAAACAGTCGTACTTTTCAACCTGTACTAGCACAGGCAGCTAATACTTTTTTTGGTGCTAACCCTGCAGAAAATGATGCAACAGCATACAATAGTGCAAACTATTATCTCGGCAGTACCGTAAACAATCCAATAGATATGGTATTGAATGGATACAACAGTCTTGTTGCAAATAATGCAGACTTAGCAATTGTGGGTAGTAATTTTACAGCACTGGGCACAGCCTTTAGTATTGCCAACCCTGATACATTTGGCAACCCAGGACAAGTGGTCCAAGCAATTACTGCACTAGAATTTGCAAGTTTAATCCAATTGGATGTTGCTTTAATCAATCAAGGTCTTGTTAGTGTACAAATTGATGATCTAGATCAGCCACAGTACAACGAACAGTGTGGTGCTGCTCTTGCTGCAATTACCAATAGTGAAGCAGTGCGTGTTACCAAAGAAATGCTGGGTATAACTAATACACAAATTGTAAAAATGTCAGATCTCACAAAGTTTGATAAACTTTTTCCAGACAATAATGTGCTTGTAGCAAACACCTTGCAAGAATTGCAGCAAGATTTAGTAGCAATGGAATTAGGCAATCTTGAAAGTAGTTTACAATTTGGAAACTTTTTGTCCAGTTTACTAATTCCAAATATGCCTACAAAAGCCAATGAAAATCGTCCAGCGATTGCTAATAATATTAGTGCAATAAATGCTGTTTATACATATAATAATCAGTCACTGAATGTAAGTGATTTTATGGGCAGTGTAGGTGGTATAGGAATACAGGAAAACGTAGAAATTTACCTAGAAGCAATGAACACACTGTACGATGAAGGCACTAGCACTGCTTTGTTTAATGCAGCCCAAGCAGTTGTAACCGCTGCCAACACCACAGCAACAGGTGGCACAAAAACTGAAGCAGTTGTTGCAGCACTGGACACCTTTACAACACAACTAAACAGTCTAATCAGTAAAGAAAATATAAACAGCACAATTACAACTGCAATTCAAGCATGGGAAGCAATACCAACAAAAATCATAACAGAAAAGAACATACAAGCAAATTTCAATTTGTTTCTTGACATTAGAACAGGTGAAGCAAATTTTGCTATTGGATTTATAAAAAGTCTTGAACGTTTAAGTCAGAATACCAGTGATAGAAATTTTTTACTTGGGCTGTCCAATGCAGCAATTGCATCTGGCGATACAACTGGCGAATATTTAAATGCATACATCAGTGAAACTGTGAACTACATTGCAGTCACTAATAATCAAGCAAGGTTTGTAGGCGGAGTGCAGCAATGATAACTACAGTAGAGTACATACATCATTTTACATGTGATGAATGCAAAGGATGGTGGAGCATTGCAAGTCATGAAAATTATAAACCCAAAGCGATGTATTGCCCACACTGTGGTCATAAGCACAGTGTTATTAATGTTGTTGATGTTAAGGACGGAAGTCCACGCTGAAGGTAGAACCTACACAGGCAGCGAAGATAAAGCACACTGCACCCTTTGGAATACAAATCCATTACGCTGGCCACAAACAATATTAGGACTTGAGCCTATGGAGTGCAGACGTAAAGCAGTGCCTCCAACCCGTACTAATACTATCAACTGTAGACTAAAAAGACAATACATAGATCCTGAAACTGATGAGCGCATGTGTATATACGAACGCGGTGCTACTGGACATTTGGATCTTACAGTAGCAATGGACAAATACTTTCACTGCCCGCGAACTCAAAACTGCACACAAAGTCCTGGTTCATCAGGCGATAGAAACACATTAGACTAGGATGTTAAATTGATACGCAAGTGGCTACAAGCTCGCAGAGACAAACAAACACATGAACGGCGTATGGAACAAATGAAGAAAAATCCTTACAAGCGTGTTGACAGTGAAAACATGACTGAACTTGAGAAAATGGATCAAGGCTTTAACGGCAATACATACACAGTGAATGGAATTGAAGTAGATTTTTAATCTTCTAGTAGCTTAACAATTCCGCTATTTGGCTTTTCTTGTTTTAGTTCATCATAGCCCAGTGTCATTCCATATATCAGCATACTGCCTAACCATAAAACTATAGCAACAAAAGGACTTAGTATTATCTGCAGCCAATAGGTGCGCAATATTCCATGTCCATGTTCTAACCTATACTCACGCTTACGTTCAAACCAGTGTGCTATCCAACGGAAAAATCCTTTTATACGATCTGTTAACCATTCGCCTATAAAGTGTCTGATTATACGCACTACAATAAGCACAGGATTTGTGATCACATCCCATACCATAAGCAATAAATCTACAGTTAAATCTACTACATGATCTATTGTAAACCACTTTTTTATTTTTTGTTTAATAGACACACGCTATATCCTAATAGATAATAAAACATTGACCAAATGGTTGTTAATATGTAAATATTTATATACAAGGAGATCTAGATGCCACCTCGCAATCATAAAAATTGGACAGCAACACCTAAAGTAGAACACATCAGCAGTGATGCTTACAACAGTCATTATCTATATACACAGGAACAAGAACACATCTTTAGTAAAGTCTGGGTGCCCATGTGTCACATCAGTGAGATGTACAACACAGGTGACTTTCGAACAAGTCAGATTGCAGGACAACGTGTGGTTGCTTGGAACACAGGCAATGGTGTAAAAGCATATTTTGCAGATAACATACACAGCGTAGCAGGCAACATGATCAGCAACGAAGCCACTGGCAAAGAACTACACTGTGAAGTTTATCATGGCGGTATGGTATGGGTTACACTAAATGAGTATCCGGATTGTAGTGTAGACGAATGGACAGCAGGTGCATTTGATTGTATTGCTGATGCTATTGACACAGAAGAAATGGAAGTTTTTCATTACCACAAAGCAATCATAGACACAAACTACAAACTGTGGCATGACACAAACAGTGAATTCTATCACGACTTTATGCACTACTTTAATAGAGTGAGTGGATTCAATGATGAATACTTTGCAAGGAAGAACATACCCTTTGATAACGGACACGTTAACGTCAGTTCGTTTACAGTCAACTATGAGGAGTATGACGGATTTGAAGATCGCGGGGAACTAAGTTTCCCTAACCTTCCGCCCAATCAGTGGTACATGGTTGACCTCTTTCCAGGGTTCAACTTTAACCTCCGCGGGAGTGCATATCGTAGTGACTCAGTAACACCACTTGGGCCAAACCGTGTGCTTATTGAGTTTAGAGGTTACGGACTACGCAAAGACACAGCAGAAGAAAGACAAACACGCATAAAGCATCACAACAGCATATGGGGACCTTTTGGCAGAAACTTGCATGAAGACCTTATTGGTGTTGCAGGACAAGGCACTACAATGCGTGAAGGCACAGAATCTAGAAATATACTGCACGGCAGACATGAGAATTCAACCATACACGATGAAGTTGGTATGCGACACTACTATAGTGAATGGGGAAAGTATTTAGATGTTGATCCTGCAAATCCACTACAAGGACAACTAGAAGATGTTAGTAAGGCTGCGTAAGCAAGTATACAAATTCATGGATTGGCTAAGTAAGGACACTGGCTGCAAGCACATGGGTCGTAATTAATAGTTGACAACACTGTAAAACCGTGTTATAAATACTGTACAATGTTGAAGCAAACTCAACGCTAGACTGGACCCGGGGGCGGTACCCGGCGCCTCCACCATAATAAGTCTTGGAGAATAATAATGGACGAAGTGATACTTTGGGAATTCAGAAAAAGGTGTGTAGAATATATTTGCATCAATAATTATTCAATACGGCATGCGAGACTTATTATGATGGGGGCGAAATAGGATCGACAGGTAGTTAATAGGTAAGTGGAGTTGTCCGGCGCAAGCTCGGTTAACGCAAGAACAATGATAATCGCAAATGATAATCATCAGCCAGAAATGGCACTAGCAGCCTAGTATAGGTATGCGTGGGCGGGTACTGCCTAGAAACAGAAGTGCCAACTTTTCCAAATAAATACTTGCATAGGGACAGGACCAAATTTCCATCTTCAGCATTTAGTGATCATGACACTAGGAGAGAAAGACCAACGAATAAATACCCATTAAACTAGGCACCATTATTGGTGCTTTTTTTTATATAAATATATCAAAAGAGGAGTATTCAATTATGGGTAAGAAAAAATCAAGAGCAAATCAAACTTCAAAAGGCACAACACACCAAAATCCAAATCGCATGGGTGCCCGTATTAGTAAAGCACAGCGTTTAGAATATCGCGGAAGCGTTGCTGAAGGTGCAAACAAGATGGCAGCACACAAAGCATTTAGACGTGTTATGTTGACAATACCAAATCCAGATGGCGGTAATACACGGGAAAGATTTATTCGTGTTCCTAGTACAGAAGTTTGGGGTAGCGCAAAAAGATAAATTGCAGTCGGAGGAGAGAACCACATGCAACAAAATGAATATGACGTAACCGTTATCAAAGTGGTAGACGGTGATACAGTAGATGTGGATATTGACCTAGGATTTGGAGTTTGTTTAAAAGACGAACGTGTTCGTATCGTGGGCATTGACACACCAGAGTCACGCACAAGAGACAAAGTAGAAGACTTGTTTGGCGAAGCAGCCAAAGCACGTCTTAAAGACCTCATGAAAGATGGCGGAAAACTAATCACTACAGAAGACCGCAAAGGTGAGGACATGAAGGGCAAGTTCGGAAGAATACTTGGAGATTTTCGAGTAGCAGATGGACGCACTGTAACACAAATCCTCATCGAAGAAGGACATGCCGTGCCATATTTTGGTGGTAGCAAAGAAGAAATCACTGCCAAACATTTAGTAAATCGAGCCAAACTATTGCGTGAAGGTGTTGTTTCACAACAGGATTACGATAGAGAAGTTGGCAAACAAAACGGTTGACAGGATGTCTGACTAGTGTATACTGTAATAGTTAAACAACTATTGGAGATGCAGATGTTTCGATTCTTTGAGTTTGTTGGCGTTATAACGACAGCAGTGTTTGTTAGTATGGCAGTTGCATTTCTTGCACAAGACCGCGGAATTGACGTTAGTTTTATTGAAGCAGCAATTGCACAGGAAGATGCAAACTTTAAGCCTCCTTACGATGGGGGCACTAAAGTACACCCAGATGAACTTGAGTGTATGTCGAGAAACATTTACTTTGAAGCAAACAATCAAAGCAAAGCAGGACAAATTGCAGTTGCTAGAGTAGTTATGAATCGGGTGCAGGACACACGTTATCCAAACACAGTTTGCGAAGTAATACAAGAAGGCCCTGTTGTAGAAAGTTGGAAAACACGTCAGCAGGAAGACCTACCTGATGCAGAACGTATATACTATCCACGTCGTGATAGATGTCAGTTTAGTTGGTATTGCGATGGCAAAGCAGACGAGATAGTATCTAAAGAAAACAATCATGCATGGCGTACTGCTCAAGACATAGCATTTAATGTTATGGTGTTTAATAAGTACGGTGGACTAGTTGAAGGTGCAACACACTATCATGCAGACTATGTTGACCCAGCCTGGAACAAAACAATAACACTGGTCACTAAGATTGATGACCATATCTTTTATCGTTGGGACTGATGTTTAATACTACAAACGTACAACATGCAAAAGCACAGTTCGCAGAACATCGTTATTGTCATGTAGATAACATACTAGAAGAACGTTACATCAATGAACTGTATAAAAGTGTGCGCACACTAGATTATGGCTATTGGGGTTGTGTGGGACACAGTCATCAAAAAATATCACAACAAAAAATGTCTACAATTGACCATGATGCACTGAGAGAAGAATATCGACAAGAAGCCAGCAAAAAGTTTGGCTATTGGCACAGAGCAAAATGGATTCACACAGAACAAGATATGGTTTTTCCGCTAAAGTATCCACTAAGCACAGAGTTTACTCGGGTGGTGTGCGAAGATTATAGTTTAAGTAAACCTGCACCTACTTTTCATGATATTGTTAGTGAGATAACAGGTTTTACAAATATGGAAACCAAACAGCCCAGTTACAGTTATTATGGCTACGACAACTGGCTTAACCCACATCATGATCCTGCACGTTGGTGTGCGTATATCTTTTACTTTAACCCTGATTGGAAAGCACACTGGGGTGGACAGTTGTGTATCATGAATGAAGATGAGACCACAATTAAAGATAGCATTGAGCCTTTTGGCAACAGACTCACAATCATGGATGTTAGCGAGACAGTGGGCAAGCGAGCAAACAAACACTTTATTAGTCCTGTGAGTTACATTGCTCCATACCCTCGCTATAGCCTAGCGGGGTGGTTTTACCAAAAAGACAGTGCTGGTCCTAGTCCAGTACAGCAATAAATACATAATGCTAATAAGAGAACTTACAGAAGCAAGAGTCACACCTGATGTTGAATTTATGGATCAGGTAGAACAAATACTTGATCTCAGCATTGAGGAGTATGGAAAATATCTCAGTGACAACAACGACGTAGATGACATATTTGAACTAGAAGAAATTCTCAATAGCAACAACGACAATGACTTGCCTATAGAATTCATTGCCAGTGCCAAGGAAAGACAAGATCCAAATGAATGGATCAGTGCAATGGCAGGCATTGACAAAAAAGGCCCATTTATGGAAGTTTATCTGTTTTCAAAAAACTTAGAAGGCCGTTATGGTCCTAAGACATTCAAGCAGATTGTGATGCGCATGTTA